TTTTCAGCAACTAAGGGGAGTAGAAAAGATACACTATTAGTAAAGAATCACTCTACATACAATAGTTTTATTTTTAAAGAGAATAACACTGAGACTCTTCCAAAAGTATATAACAAGGCTATTGATTTTGCTATTGAGGAAAATTTTGACGCTATTGTATTATGCCATGATGATGTAGTTATCGAATCAGATCTTGCTTATAGATTGCCCTCTATAATGCAAGATTTTGATGTTATTGGAGTGGCTGGTACAACAGAATGTAAATTACAGGAGCCCGTTCTCTGGCATATTATGGGAGGTGGATTTGGTAGCGGTAAACTTCACGGTGCAGTAGCTCATGGAGATGAAAAAAATAAAACTATGACCTCTTTTGGACCTTATCCTAAACAAGTGCTCCTACTTGATGGTGTATTTTTATGCATTAAGAGGGAAGTTTTTACTAAGGTAAGATTTGATGAAACGAACCCAGCAGGATTTCATTTTTACGATCTTGACTACTCTCTCTCTTGTCATAAAGAAAAATTTAAGATCGGGGTATCGGATATTATGATTACACACGCATCGCCAGGGTTAAAAGAATTTACACCAGAGTTCAATGAGGGTCAAAAGTGGTTCCTGGAAAAATGGAAAGGTAAGCTATAATAAATATTGTGAGTAAGCTAGATAACGATTACTTTGAAAGGGTACTCTGCTTTAAGGCACTTTTTGATTCTACATATTTAGCGTCAATTGTTGATTATATTAAACCTTGCTACTTTAAAGATAAAAATATAGCGAGTGTTTTTACAATAATTTCAGAATTTTATGTTAAGCGGGATAAACTACCAACGCTTACTGAGGTAAAGACATACCTGACAACTGAAGACTTAAAGACATCTTTTAAAAATCTGGTTGAGTCGTTAAAGGATATTGATAAAAATATCGATAAAAACGAACTCTACGATAATACAGAGCAATTTCTTAAAGAAAAAGCTGTATATAGTACAATGCTTGATGTAGCGAGTGATATAGCTAAAGGAGATATTGACACATCTATTATCCTATCTAAGATAGAACAATCATGCAACATTAGCTTAGTTACTGATACAGGATTTGATCTGTATAACGATATCGATACCCTTATCGATGATCTTTGCAGTGTACAGCGATCCATACCTAGCACGTGGCCGTGGTTAGATGATGCACTAAATGGTGGATTTTTAGAAAGTGGTCGCGCGCTTTACGTTTTTGCAGGTGAAACAAATATTGGAAAATCTATTTTTCTAGGAAATATTGCAACTAATATAGCTAATCAAGGTAAAAATGTATTACTTGTAACATTAGAAATGTCAGAGCTTTTATATGCTCGACGTATATGTACAAATGTTACAAAAATACCTCTTAAGGAAATGAATATGAATACACAAACTCTCCGCAGTGTCATTAAGGAACAGCAACAAAGCGGTAAAGGGAGTATTTTTATTAAAGAATTCCCACCTTCAACCATTACTCCAAATCAGTTAAAAGCATTTATTAAAAAAATAAAGGACCAAGGTATCGCCATTGATGCAATTGTACTCGATTACTTAAATCTAGTTCACTCTCCAATAGGTTCTAACTCTTATGAGCGCGTTAAGAACGTAACAGAGCAGGTTCGCGCTATGTCGTATGTATTTAACTGTCCTATTATAACAGCTACGCAATTAAATCGATCAGGGTTTAGTATTGATAATCCTGATCTTGCAACAATCTCTGAATCTGTAGGTTTAGCGGCAACAGCAGATGTTATTGTTTCTATTTTTCAAAACGAAGAGGATAGAGAGCTTGGAGTTATTAGGCTTGGTATGATGAAAAATAGATATGGACCACGTGGACATACTCAGGCTATGAGAATTGACTACTCAACCTTAACTATTACACAGTCAGAAGATAGTGCTATATCAACAGAGGATGAAACCTTTAGTGCCTTGCGTGCCTTGGCTGGTTGAAAAGTTGACACATCAATATAAATAGATGAAGTGAAAAACTTCGATAGTTATGCTGATGAACTTAAAAATAATATAAAGGCCTATCGAAATGGTAGAAGAGATTTTACTATAGAGGAACTTAATAGGATTAAATTTTATCTCCTTGAATATAAAGATGTTCTTGCTAATACTATTTTTTTTAAAGGTACAGTAAAGGAAACTAATATAATAAGTTGTTTTGCAGAAAAGTTTTATGAAGAGTTTTTTTCCCATATGCTAGAAAAATTATCAGCAGATGCCGCTATTATAGTTAACATTACAGCAAATAAAGTTCTCTTTAAGAAAAACGAAACAAATACTACCGTTGATATATGTAAGCTTGTAAAGTTGCTCTGTGATGGAGAATGCTATAAAGATAAACAGCATGTAGCGTACGGGTCAATTACTGATAACTTTGTTAAATTTACTAAATTACTTAACACACAATAATGCACATTACCTTAACACCTATTGATCCCGCTCAAAACATAATCGATAGAGAGAGTCAGCATATTTTACTATCTTTTTGTACCCTGTGTACTTTACTTAAAGGCAAAAAACTCTCTCTTCAAAACGTTTTTGTTTTAATTTTACAAAATGACATATTAAGAAACCTTCTTAAAGACCTTTTAGGCGTTGATTCTAATTTTGAAATAGTTAAACTATTCTTACAATACGATCCCTCTATTGCGAAGAGTAAGTACATTACTAAATTTCTTAATACAAATCAACACATATGCTTCTAAATGAACAAGAAAAGCACATCTATAACGCACATTTAATAGCGAGTAAGGTTGCAAAAGGCTTACCTTTCAAAATTAAGAAGAACTTTACCAATATTAACGATACAACGTACCTTACTTTAAAAAAGTTAGGTTCTTTTTTCAAGCATAATAATAACATTAACTTAAATGATTTTTTTTCCGCACCATATTTATATTACGGTAAAGACGACTATTTTGACTTACAGTTCTTTACTACAACAAAAGCGATAAAGTGCTACACACTATATCTCAAAAAGCGCGAGACAGAAGATCCAGATAATAGTAGTATAATTAATTCCTGCAAAGAGTGTTGTCTTTTTATATACAAGTTCTGTCGCGAAAATAACATAACGCTTTGCGAGTATAAAACCCTCATAAATGGTACAACGCCTATAGCTCTACAACATCTTAGAGAACATAAAATAAATTTCTACACGCTTCACGGCCTTGAAATTAATAATACAATTAGAAAAGTCGAATCAGATCTTCTTGACTTCTTTGTTCAAGACTTTTATTCACTTCTTAATACAACAAGAGTTAATTTTCTCAAATCAACACGCTTAAAGACTATTATTCGAGAAGCTCTCTCCATAATTGAAATAAAATTGTTGAAAAATAAATCTAACAGCCTATAATCACATAAAGAAACTAATACAAATAAACTATGAGTACATTCAATACATCCATGTTCCAATCAATTAAGTCTGCACTTTCAAAAAATGAAAATGAAAGTGGTGGCTCCGTCTACAACGAAATTCTTAAAACCACTCCCGGTAACACCTATACGGTAAGGCTATTGCCTTATGCAAAAGATCCTAAAAATACTTTCTTCCATTACTTCAATCACGGTTGGGTTTCTTATGCAAACGGTCAATACGTTCAAGCACTATCGCCAATGACATTCGGCGAGAGAGACCCTATTGCAGAAGAGAGGTATAGACTATCAAGAACGGGGACAGAAGAAGAAAAAGAAAAAGCAAAAGCTATTAAGCGTCTTGAAAAATACCTTGTCAATGTATATGTAATTGATGATCCTGCTACACCGGACAATAACGGTAAGGTTAAGATGCTTCGCTATGGTAAGCAACTTCATAAAATTATTATGGAAGCAATTGAGGGTGAAGATTCAGAAGAGTTTGGCCCTCGTATTTTCGACCTTGGAGCTAATGGAGTTAATTTCAAGATTAAGTGTGAAAATCAAGGCGAGTATCCAACGTATGTTTCATCTAGGTTTACTTCAACCGGTAAACTTACTTTAAGCGAAAGTGAACAAAAAGCTATTTACGATTCAGCATACGACTTAACAAAAGTATTTACAGTCCGTTCAAATGAAGAACTCAAACAAATGCTTGATGAACATTTGTTCTGTAGAGATAGTGTAGATACAGGTAGTTCGCAATATAGTACACCTACTACATCGCCACAGCAGACATTTACACCGCAAGTATCAGTTATGGAGGAAAGTAATGATTCAATAGACGATGATATTGAAGAACTCTTAAAAGGCTTATAATTATATGACAGAAGACGATAAACGAACATTAATTAATTTCTTCGGAAGTATACACGCTCAAGGAAAGCAAACTGATCAAATGGTAGTGGGTAATAGTGTAAATCTTCGACCTATTAGCATACCAATACAGAATCAACTTCAGGAGGTTTTACGCCAGCCAATTACTGAAGAGAGAATTAGTTATGAACCGCAGGAATTTTTTGCTGATAATGTACCTGAACCGGTGGCCTTACCACCGGTTGACTATCAACCGCCAACAATAATACAACCACCACCGCAAGTAGTTGTACCAGCAAGTGATAGTCTTGTAGATGTCTTAAGTATAATCGGCTCGAATCTAGAGCGCATTGCCAATATATTAGAAAAAAAATATGAGTCACCAAAGCCAGTTAAGTCAAGCAAAACTAAAAATACCGAATCGTGCTGACTGGCTCCGATTTCTGGATGCTACATCCAGAATAAACAAGTCAGCAATAATTACATTAAGCGATGGCTTAGCAACCTCGTTAGTATCCTCGTCAGATAATACTCTTATCTTATATGCGGAGATAGATGGAATTGAGAGCAGTTTTAGAGGTACCATTAACGTACCTGACATCAGCAAGCTCATTCGTGTAATTGAATCAATTAACACCGAGGGTATAGAATTTACTCTCAATAACAATAATATTACATATGAAAGCAGCAACTTAAAATTTAAATATCATTTATTTGAAGAGGGTTTTCTTACTAAGCCTTCAATTAATGTTGAAAAAATTAAGAGCTTCAAATACAATATTAATTTTAATCTACAAAAAAACATATTGCAGAATATAATTAAAGGAAGCTCTTTTGCTGCTGAAACTAATAAGCTATACCTCTATACTGAAGATGGTAGGTTGAAAGGTGAATTAACTGATAGGGCAAAGCATAACACAGATGTATTTTCGTTAAATTTAGGCGATGTAGATTTTAGCTTACAGCCTCTACCTCTTAACCTTGATAATATAAGAATAATTTCAACCATTTCAGATAACCTTGTATTTAATATTAATACAGAATATGGTGTCACGGTAATTGATATCGCTGCTAATGCTATTAAATTAAAGTATATATTAACATCCTTAACACAATGAATAATACAAAAAATAAAATAACTACATTGTCGTATTTTGTAAAGAGATTAAAAGATAGCGGATTTAACACATGGAAAATAATAGATAATTACGCAGAGTCTGATCCTCGTAAGTGGACAGTAATGGTGGATCCAGGTAATGCATCCCTCTTTATTACATGCTATATAAACAAGGACTTTAGAAGTGATAGAATGTTTGAATTTAATGATGGTGGTAGAGTTTTTCCGAGAAATTTTTCTATTAAAACTACATCGATGGAAGTCATAGTTACAACACTTCTCGAAAAGGGTATATCGCAAATTAAAGACGATTGTGCTCTGTAATATATTACATTAGAAGGTTAGTATGAAAGTATTAAAATCGCTTAAACAAGGTGATTCATACGCAGTACATACAGGTAAATATGCAGGAGAGATCATTATTTTTGTAAAAGAACAAAAAGAAGATTATTGCTTCCTAGCTATACCTGTTATGGAAAATAAAATCATCTCAAAAGCGATATTCAACCACGCATGTAAGCACAACATAGTCAAATATGTTGAGAGAGTACCAGTATTTGTACAGCAGACAGTAGCTCAGCAGTTCACGCTTAATGAAAACAACCCACAAAAAAAACTAAAAGAGACGTCAGTTAACGGAACTAATTTATAATATTATTATGAGCAAAACTCTTATCGTCGATGGAAATAATCTCATACATAGGACATACTGGACGGCTAAAATGCAGTCGCAGCGAACTAATAAGAATACACCAGACGATATAAGTAATCTGCATATTTATTTTACGCTTAACGCGACGCTCTCATATATTACTAAGTTCAATCCCGATAAGATATTTTTTGTATGGGATGAAAAAAAGGAGTACAGCAAAAACGCACGTAAAGTTGAATATGAAAATTATAAAGGTAATCGTACACAAGACTCTACACCGCACCAGAACAATGAAGCAATTAAGACTATACTTCACGCTGTAGGTATAGTCTCTATTTATCCACGCGAGCTTGAAGCAGATGACATCGTATCATATTTATGTAATGAAATACCCGGTAGTAAGGTAATAGTATCTGTTGATAAAGACTTTATACAGCTAATAAAAGAAAGTGTTACTCTATACGACCCTATTCGAAAGATTGAATATACTAACGAGAGATTTAAAGAGCTTACAGGTAGTGATTCTGTAGAAGAATGGCTAACATGTAAGTGCATTTTAGGAGACAAGTCCGATAATGTAAGTGGTATACCCGGGTATGGTAAAGCAAAGTTGCAGAAATATCTTAAAAGCAGCCTTAAACTATCAGTAGATGAACAAGTTATATTCGATCGTAATATGGCGTTATTTAGGCTAGATAGATATAAAGAGAGCTCTGAAGAGGCTCAATATTACAACCAGCAGCTACAGGTAGAGCATGCTAGTAGTTGGGAATTGTTTATTGCGGAGTGCACACAGCGAAATTTTAACACAATTCTCAAAAAGAAAGAAAAATGGTATACTTATCTTTTTCTTAAAAACAAGTTAAATTTAATTTTTTCATGATACCTCTACCTGAAGAGTATATAATTGAAAAATTCTTTCAATATACACACTACCCTAAGTTTAATAGATACAACAATACTTATCAAGGCGGGTGTTGTATATGTCGTGAAGGCGGGTCTCTAGGTAAGAAGAGAAGATGCTATTATATACCTAAAAATAACATTGTATTTTGCCATAACTGCGGGTGGTCGAGTAAGCCTATGTCGTGGATCAAAAAAATATCTGGTCAGTCTGACATAGATATTTTAAATGAGTTAAAAACGGTAGATAGCTTTATCAATACAAGTCGAGAAGAAGTAATACCACGCGCCACCATTGTGACGCCCTCTTTACCCGTTGATAGTATAAACCTGAGCGATAATACGCAGATCAACTTCTACAAGAACAATCCAATCCTAATAGAGTGTCAAGAAATGATTAAGTATCGTCGACTAGATACCGCAGTTAATAAACCTGACTCACTATATTTATCTCTAGTTGACCCTGTTCATAAAAATCGACTCGTTATACCATTCATAAACGAGCAAAATAATATTGAGTTTTATCAGACTCGAACGATTTTAAATGAATTAAATAAAAAAAAGCCAAAATATATCTCTAGAATTAATGCCGAAAAAACTTTATTTAATATTAATAAAGTAACTGATAAATACAAGAGTGTATTCATTTTTGAAGGACCTATTAATGCGTTTTTCACCAAAAATAGTGTAGCAGTAGCAGGTATTACAGAAAAAAGCCAATCACTGTTTACTAAGCGTCAGCAAGAACAGTGCGACACAGTTCTTAAGTGGTATGACAAGATTTGGGTACTTGATAGTCAATGGATCGATAATGCATCCTTAAATAAATCTGAAATACTTCTCAAAAACGGTGAGAAGGTGTTCATATGGCCAGAAAAATTCGGCAAAAGGTTTAAAGACTTTAATGATATATGTATAGCGTGTAACGTTAATGAAATATCACATGATTTTATACAAAAAAATACCTTCGAGGGACTCGAAGGTATTTTTAGACTCGCTAATATAAAAAATAATCGTTAGACGTACTTTAAAGATGAGTTGTTTGCTTGAGCTAAAAAGCCCTTGAACGATTCCGCTAAAGCAGCTAATTCTGTTGCAACTCTTGCTATTTTTCTTTGCTCTGATTGCTTCATTTTATCTAAAAGTGTATCAGCCTCCGCGCTCGCTAATGCAGTCTGAATGGAGTTTTCCGTACCATTTAAATTTTCAAGAAACTCTTCCATGCTCGCAACCCACTCACGTACTTGAGATACCATGGCTGCTTCTCTTTCCGATAGAGCTTTTGATATTGCAGCGTTAGGATTATTCATATCCGTAGGCTCAGTAGTGTCTGTATCAAAATCTTCAGGATTTGTACCTTTGTCTAGGGTTGAAAGCATAGCTGCTCTATCTTCATCCTGTTCGCTTAAGACTCGTAAAAAACAATTTCCAAATGTAGTCATATATTTATTTATTCTTGACTATAAATATTTATAATGAATAATCAAACTTCTACCACAGTAATGGGAGATAATAACGCACCAAGACTATCTATGGACGTATCTGCACAAATAAATCAATATAAGAGTGAAGAATCTGGTCATAAAGCTCCGCAGGTACTACCTTTTAACGTAGATTCTGCACTAGAATTACTTGATGATGTTTTCAAGAAGCTGCGCCGTCTATCTAGCGATGTAAACAATACATTAAATGAACCAAAACATAACACAGCAGCAGTTAAAACCATTACAAACATAATAGACGCAATAGGTGAAGATATATTATTTAATATTCCCGCTCAACTTGATAAAATGAAACTATAATTTAAACTTATTTAAATGATTAGATCAATATTAATATCACTCTCTATTACAATACTCATAAGCCTTGGAGTAGGTTTTACATTATCAAATATTTTTGATTTCTGGCAAGGGGTAGTAGGTGCAACGGTAGTTCAGTTTATTGTATTTTACTTAGTTGCAGAAAGAAAAAACAATGCAGTTGTGCAAAATACCTATAACGATATTAATAATAAGATAATAGATCTACAAACAGTTCCGGTTTCGTGCCCATGCGGTAAAAATACCTTTGAAGCTACAATATTTTTTAATGTGGATAATACTTTTAAATGTGAAAAATGTAACAGTAGATTTAAAGTAGAGACTGATTACAACTCAATACTTGTTACCGATCCTTTCAACGTTGAAAATGCTTTTAATCATCTCAAAGACAAAGGAACTGTCATATCATAAGGTATGAAGACATTTAAATTCAACCTTAAAAACGGTCAAGAGATAAACATGGGCATTGATGAGCTAGCGCGCTGGGCATGTCTAATTGAAGGTATTGAGCAAGTAAGCAATCACCTTGACGCTAATGAAATAACGGATTCAAGTGATGAATGGATTAAGCCGCTTGCGTTTCAGAAATATATTGATGAGCGCTTCCACTCTATGAAGCATGATCTTACGGTAGAAGCGCTTATGGGTAGACTCTAAGCGCTAATTACTAGGCGGTGCTGTTATTGTACCTTTACCCTTGCAGTTGCAAGATTTTATTTCAAATTTACTATTAAAGAGCTCAACAACCTCTTTTCGAATTAATTCTTTTGTTTCTTCACTTAGTGCGCCTTTGAAGGCCTCTTCTACGTCATCAACATCTTGACCTAATTCAATCCTACCTATTAAGTAATTCCGATATCTATGCTCCCAAAAATTCGGATAAGGAGTTCTCTCTCTAAAAAATCGATGTACCCAGCCTAAAAACGGTAGACATATTACCTTCTTACCGTTTATCCTATATTTATCATGAATATAAAACTCTTCGCCGCCAAATCCTTGAAACGCAGAATTAAACTTTAGCCAATTTAATGTTCTGCATGAAAACACTCCCAGGCCCTGACATTCAATTTCAAAGGGCGGTGAATCGCTATTTACATATCTTGAATCATAACCCCACTTTCCTAACATACCGGCAGATTTATCAGTGCCGTTAAGTACGCCCCACTCCCTTTTAAAGTGCGTAGAAACGCTATTTTCACTAATAGAGTCGTATATAAGAGGACCTTGTAATAAGTTACCATCATCATGACCCTCATCATAGTATTGAATTAATTTTTTAAGAGAGCCTGGTTCAAACAAAACATGACAGTCAGTTGAGAGAGTATATGGGGTGTCTGACACCTCAAAAATAATATTACGCAGCGATGTACCTGTAAATCTGGTAAAGGGTATTAATTTATAAGGCTCCTTTACATGGTTTGTAATAAACTGTTTTGCGAGCTCACTTTGTGGTGATCCGTAGTTATTATCAACAAACACCCATTCTATTTCGTTTAAGATCTCTTTATGAAATAGACGCAAAGCCTGTACAGTAAAATAAACACCATCAAAATCATCAAAATAACACATTCCTATTGTTAGTTTTCGCATACAGCTATTTAACGATTACATTTAAAATATCAAGACAGAGTTGCTGAAGTTATTGTCTCAACAGCAGTTGATGATGTTATTCCATCGTAATGAAATGAGCTTAATAATAAAGCATAATTAGCTGTCTGTGTTGTGCTAATAGGCGAACAAAAAGAAATAAAGGGGAATAAGTTTATAGCGTTGTTAGGCTTTACAATAGTATAATCGAGCTTAACTGTAGCTGCTGATGTAAAAGATATACTGCTAAGAGGCCTATAGCTGATATTCACCTCCTGCCGAGAGTTTGAATAGTTAATTCTTAGAATAAGGTCCTGGTTTTTAATCCAATTTCCCAATGCATCTATACCAGCACTGACAATAGAATTGGTATTAAAAATAACCCTATTAGTTATATCTCTAATAACTATAGAGTTAGGAAGCGCACTAGCAAACTGTATACCCTCATTTCTGTTTAGTGTTGATACAGCAAAATAACCTGTTGTATCAAACGCTATACTTATAACATTAAAGGGAGAACGCCGTGTAATGCTACCTGCAGAAATAACCGATACAGAGTTTATCAGCGAGAGATTGTTAGGAGTCATACAGCCGAAATGACCAGGGTTAATATCAGGCTCAGGAGCTAACGAAGGAGTAAGACCGGTACATACTAACCCTTGCGCAAGGCTATTGGTTGTACTTAACTTAAGGGCAAACGACCATGTTATATCAAAATCAGAGTTATATGATATATTTCGATCTCTTAGATAAATATATTTTGCTGTATTAGGTAATAGTATATCGGGTGAAAAAGGCATAATATTATTTTTTTATTACAAATCCTACGGTAATAGTATTTATATCTTTAAACGTTTTACAAAAAAATACAGTATACCCTATTTTCCCCATCTCTTGTTTTAGTACTCTAAAATAAGCTACATCAATATTCGTAACAATACTTAAGCGTGATTTATCTTGCAGAACGAAGTCAGTGAACTCCTCGCAAAGACACACTGCTTTTTGGTGTGTCTTCATAATTCTTATCATATCGGGGCTGAGCTTAATTTATTCCAGATTGTACCGTTATACTGATAATCCCAAAGCTTAATATCGCGCAGAGTCGAAAGACCACCCGCAACGAGACTCATATATTTTTGCATAACTATAACTTTATCACCTGCTCGTGGCATACTAAATTGTCCCCAATACGGGCTTGTTGGAATTATATCTGGATCGTATGTTATTGCTGCGCCTGATAAAATAGCAACAGTACTTAAAAATCGCACGTCCGTCTTAATCGGACGTGGTACAAATGATGCAACGCCATTTGAAGCAGAGAGAATTCCTGTAGTTGCTGAAGTAAAGGTGGAAAAATCTAAATTATTGAATCTAATTTGACCTGAAATAGAAACTCCAACTGTAGAAATGCTCATTTTTGTTCCATTACCTATGCCATCATATATAATTTTATTGGTAGAGGTTAGTGGTCCGTCGAGATGTAATAACGAATCATATACCGCTGAGACTTTTTCATTTGTAAAATTGAGTGCCATAAATTTATTTATACAGTAACCCTTATAGCTCTAGCTATATTTTTCTGCAACCGTACTATTCCTGTAAAAATACGATTTAAAGAAGCAACATTAAGAGTTTCATTTTCATATATATAAAAATTATCATCAGAAATATCACCTAAAATAGAGAAATCAGTACCGTAAATTGCACCATTGCTAAAAGATACGGGTGCAGATCGTACAGCTTTATGTAAATTAAATGTATCGTGTATTAAATATCTCAAGTAATTATTTAATACTAGTCCAATACTGCTGCCTTTATTATTATCAATTGGCTTATATTTTTTAGGTAAATTAAAAGATGTAAAGTTATTGTATAAATTGCACGGTCCTACTTCTAACATATTAGGGTATAGCGTTAAGTAATAGACTTTATCTGTTACATCGAACTGTACGTCTTTAAAAGGTACAGTAACATCTGGAGCAGAAAAAGTACTATCCATGTAGTTAATTAGTGTTTCAATTCCTGATATAACAGGAGAATAAGCTTCTACATAACCAGATCTACCAATATCACCAAAAACGCACATCGGCAATAAAGGATTTGTAACAGATCTAAATTCTATTTTTTCTAAATTATCAGTCGTTGTATAAGTCCGTATAATAACTACATCAGAGTCAAAAGGTGCAAACTCTATAGCATCGTAAAACGTCATATTATTCATGGGTAGATAGCTTGCTATTTGACCTTCAATAGGAATAAAATCAAATCCCTGCGCCTTTTCAACATTTGTTTGATATAGAACATCTAAATCAAACATCCTAAAATAAAATTGCGTTCCTCTTAAAACAATCATACCGAGAGCATGATCTTCAAATCTTTGACATATCGAGATAATAGAATCGCAATTGAGATCGCTTAATGTTATAGAAAATAGTTGCGCTGAATTATCTACCCGAGATACTTCTATTAACTGTCTCCCATTATTAGATACAATAGCACACCTATATGTCTTACCGTACGTTACAAGCGATCTATTAGTAATAATATTATTGCGTGTTATATCCGCTCTATCAAGTAACCCAATCTTACCTCCACTTAGAGTACCACCGCTTAAAAATGTTGTACTTAACCCTAATTCTAGGTAATATTTACTAAACGATGTTAGTGATGTAATATATAGCAATTTATTATATCTATCAAAACTCGTAGGGTCGTTATTTGTAATAATACTGTCATCAATCGTAGCAACACTGCCGCTTAATATAGGCGCAATAACGCGCCGACCGTTATTGTGATATTGAAAGAAAGTATTATTCGACAGTACAGCAAATAAACTACTGTCAGGTGAAACACTAGTAACACTTGATAATGCTCCAGGTAACCCTGTCAGATCTTTAGCTAAAATTCTACCTCGAAACGATGGATCTGTTCTCGTGGCGCAATACATTGTAGGTTGAGCGTCAATCGTTTTTGCATATGTGTTAAAAATATCACTATTATAATTTATAGTCTTTGAGTATAGCAGAAGGTTATTATAATTTAACTTGTTGAGTATTCCCTCAATTAATTTGAATTCCGACAAAATAGTTCTTGAATATACCGTTGCATCTTTTTCATTTAACACTAAGGAATCACCTACTGTTCGGTTAAAGTTTATTTTATTTAAATAAATCTCTGCAATGTAATTACTTTTATTATTTAATCTCTTAGATGACTCATTATATACTGCACCTGTATAGGCAACCCCATCACGTACATTAATCATGCCGTTATAACTGCTGCTACCAAAATTGAAAGCAGTTCCATTGGTATATTTAAAATACGCTATCATTTTATGTAACTTTAATTGATTCGAGACTTACAGTTGCGGGTAGTAATTCTGGTGTTGCAGCAAGATAATCATATAGTTCATTTATAGTTGCTGAATCTTTAATATTTAAGCCATTGATATTAACATTAACGTTTGAAGCTTTATTTTTTTGATTCGCTTTATAATTATTTATTTGCAAAATTTCATCAGAAGAGTTACGCATCCCGCAGGGTAGTGTAACATAGAACTGCCTATCATCCTCTTTAAACATCTCCACAGCGACGTAATTTTCGAGATCAACATCCGAAAACGGTGACGTTTTAATAAAAATATTATCTATATAATTTTCTTTTTCACTATTAAAGTCATATTGTGATGCTAGAGCTGTTATATCGTCACCCTCACTAGTTATAAAGTTACCATTAAGTGGTGTAAATGCGCCAGCAGCATAACTAGTAGTGACATTATAAAGCTTATCATTAATATATATTTTTATTTTACCATTATCCGAGTTTACATTAACAGTTACTCTATAGCTAATATTGCTAGGTACCCGCGTAAAGTTTGTAATTGTTGACGTAGACTGAGTAACTGTATTATACACACTAAACGTATACGAAACATAATCTCTATTAAAAGAAATATACACTCCGTTTTGGATTTCATTCCATATCGACCTTACAACATAATATTCACTCGCTGTGTAGTTTTTAACATCAAAGGACAGTACATACCCGCCATTGCTGTTAATTGCTGTATAATAATTACCTCCTAATGAAGTAAATTCATTTTTAAAGTTAATAGTATTAGGATCAAGTCTTTCATATATATATGTTGAACTCGGTCTAAACGTTAGACTTGATATTAGATCAAAATATTGATTAGTTAAAACGCTCGTCGATAAAGCAGCTGTCGAAACTACACCCGACTCGATAGGATCAAGATACGTAGAATTACTTATAGGTCTACCAGATAGTGCTTGCTGTTTATTAATGAAATTAGGATAATAATATCTATCAATCCATCTAGGGTTAGAACTTCCCAACCCACCTGACAACCAGGTACATAATAGATGGATGTCTGTATTATATTTTGTTAATGTTGATTGATAGATTTTATCCGCGTAGAGAGGAACACCGCTGCTGAAAGCGCCTTGCTTAGATATCGGTGTATGATTTATGTTTATATGGGTAAGCGGAGTTATGTTATCCGCGATTCTAAAATAATTTTTACCCGGGTTAATTGAAATAGTACTATTATAATGAGTATAGTTAAGTACGAGAGATTCATCTGTCTCTCTATCAATGTCGTTAGCAATACAAGTATATTCTCTATAATTAACAAAGTCTCTAGGATTTGTTGAAGATAAACCTAAGCTATCACCCTGTAAAAAGATTCCTTTCTCTGAAGCTTGGTTTTTCAAAGAAATAATATGCGCATTGTTTACATCTTTGTTGAAGTTTTTATATAATAAATAATTATTACATAAACTAACCACGCTAGTTGCTATATCTACATCTACTGCATTATCAGTATACTTAATATAGTCAGAACTATAACCTTCATCAATTAAAACAGTGTTATCACCTATATACATAGCTGATGCTATAGAATAAGCTGTAGCTCTTACTGCGGTAAGTTGAAACGGTGATGTATTTACTATAATTTGATATGTACTATTATTAATATCCTTTAATAAAATAAGCCTACCATTATTATTTAAATATCTAAAAAACTGTGATCCGCTAGTATAGCTAAAGGAACTATTAAATTGTGAGGGTCGTTGTAGAACGGGGTAAATAAAACCATTTGTGGCGCTTAAGTTAAAATAAAATATTCCATATCTATCATAAGTTGAAATATAGCAAAACTCGTTATTAATCATGTTTATATCAAATATATTAAGTAAATTATTTGATGATGAGACGAATGTAGGTAAGATAACACTGCTCGTACTAGCAAACGATGTTGAGAGAGTTCTATCAAACGTTAGGTTAAATCCTCTACCCTGATTCTCACCGCATAAAGTAGTAAAAAAGGAAAACGGTGTTGAAATCATAGACGGGCCTTGTACTGTCAACTTATCTACACTAATAGCTCTCTCAATAGGCTTGTTTTGCGTTAAGTAAAATACCGTGTAATTTTTAATCTTTACATCTATAACGTTAGTTAAAAGCTCATTAAAATAAAATGATGCAGTAGAATTTAAATACGTTCTACCGCCTATAGCCCTCACTCCATCCAGATCGAGAGACGTATCACAAGGACTTAGCGAAGATGCATCTAATCGGATTACCATGTTATTATTTAATTATATACTAGATTTATTGAGAACTGTTTCAACGATCGCCCCATCTTCCTGTACACTAAACACATAAAAATTATTACCATTCGTGAGAATGCTTGATTTTTGGAGATATATGTCTCCTACCTTCTTAAAGAACGATGGTGATATAATTCTTATTGGTATGTTGAAGTAGTATTGCCTGTTATCTATGTAAGAAACTACAACCTGACAGGTTAAAACACGCGTTAAAGTACTGATTGAAGTATTATAGGTGTGATTATAGTTTTGTAAAAATATATCTGGTTTTGTTGCAGAGATGATCCTTGATGTTAGAGAATAAAAGTTTGCTTGATAGCTCTCTATCTGGCTATTATCACCCCAGTTTATTTTTAACGATAAAGGTACCAGGTTCTCATGAAAAGGTAAACTAAAAGTCGATAGAGTCACACTCGTCGTGTCAGTGAATATAATTTCATTTTGAAAATAATTAAAAACGCTAGGTGTAGCGCTTAGAGGTAATAAAAAAAAGTTCATGCTTTTGATAATTAAAGTAAAAGAAACCTATTGAAAGTTGGTGTTGAGGATGCAGTTAACGCTGTAACATTATTGAATAAAGTAGTGCTGTTAAAGGTTTTTGTAGTGCTGCTATTTGATATAGGTACGATACATTCTTTATCTATTGTA